ACGCCACGCATGATGTCACTGATGCTGGTCAACTCGTAAATCTGCTGCACCACGAGCTGACGCTGCTCTACCAGACCAGCGAGAACCTTCTGCACCTGCTCGATCGGGAACCAGTCGGCTGTACCCTTGAAGCCGCCCTTTTCCGCAAAGGCTGCCCAGTTGTCCACCGGCACCATGCGCAATTCAGCTCCGCTGAGGACGGTAGCGAGCTCGGTATTGGACGAATCGTATGCCCCCACGACGCGCAGCGCCTTTGTCAGCGTGTTGATTCGTGCGTTAAGGGTGTCAAGCTCCTCGTACTGGTCCTGGCACATGACGTAGTCAGGCCGCGGGATCAGTGAGCTCGTGCTGTGCGTCGCCAACAGCGGGGGCGGGCAGGGGAAGAAGTCGTCCAGCCCGTAGGGGTCGGGCTTCTCATCCAGCATGACTTTGGTGCCGCAGTGTACCCAGTACACTGCGGCCGAAGCCTCGCACCAGACCTCAAACACCTCGGCTCGGCCCTTTTGGAACCCTTTGGGGTAGCCCTCAAGTGCCTTGACGGTGTCGGCCTGAGCGCGGACTTCGTCCCACTTCTCCTGCCCAAAGCGCTCGACAAACTTTTTCTTCTTCAGCCATACGCGGCGAGCCACCCACCACACCTCTTTCCAGGTGCGCGCGGGCGAGAAGTAGAAGTCTTGCCAGTTGACGTTCTCGATGGTGGCACTCTCATCAACAATGCGCTCAGCCTCTTGTGGCTGGACCAGCATCATGCCGGACAAGGGGTCAGTCACCCCCTCCGTCATGTACTTTTCGGTCTGCACGTCGTAGCTGATCCAGACCTGCCCCAGCCCTGGGATAAGTCGGTCCTCCACGGCGAGGTTGATGGCGCTATGCTCCTCGCTGTTGTCCGCCTGCATGTCAAACGTCAGCATCCGCTGAAGAATCAATGCAGCAGTACGGGCAATGTCGTCTTTGGAGTCGTCGTGCTGCCGCTTAACCTCCGGGGACGGGGGCACGGCGTAGAGGGCGCTCTTCATAATCTGGACATTTGACCAGAAAATGTTGTACTTCCGCGCATAGTTGCTGAAGGGGTCGCCCTCGCTGCGGTCGTCCAGGTAGCGATCCTCTACCTTACGGCCGGACGTCCTCCACTTCGTGTCGAGCTCCTTGCCGACGGACATAATCTCGCCAGCCCACCACTCGGCGGAGTACTCTTTTTGCGTGCTCTTCTCGTCACTCATAGCCGGGTGCTCCGCTCTTCCTGTGTAGACCAAAGCTGATCTAGATTAAAGCCGTAGTGTACCGGCTGGGCCACGGGCTTGACAATAGCGTCAATTTTGTCGGCAATGCTGGGGATTGGCTTGCCATTTGACATGACAATGCTAGCATAGCGGTGCATATCCGCGTAGTGACTCGACCAATCATGTACAGGCTCCGTTAGGTAAATTTTACGGTCTTCGTCATACTCGTAGTGGTACGACTTCAAGGCAAGCACCAATCCCCGCGTGTCCTTCTCATGGAAGTACATGCTGGGGAACATCTGTCGAGTGGCGGCGATGCCGTCAATCAGGTCCAAATTAGGCACCAATCGGGGGCGGGGCAGTCGCTTTTCGGCAATGAAGTTGTCGATAATCGCCTTGCCAGTCTGTAGGGACTTGGCCTTGGCGTCGTGCGGGAGCCTGACAGCCGTCAGCTTGATGCCCGTGCGCTCCTGCCACTTTACCGCGTGGTCGATATAGTCCTTGATTGGCCGCAGGCGGTCCGCAAAAGCGTAGCCGCAGACAATACCGCCCGGACGCTCCTGGTAGATGCCCATTGTGGTGTCATCCCGCCAGCCCAAGTCCATAATCAGGGAGGTAGGCAGCCCCCGCTGTAGCGGATAGTCTCCAATACGCGCCTCTTGCTGCATAGCCTCCATCTGGCGTGCGTACACGGCACCGCGCACGCTGGCCTCGAAGGAGCACTCCATCTCCTGCGCGTACTCCTCCGGGTCCATGATCTTCTTCATCTCAGCCAACTCGTCGGCTGAGAACTGCTTGGTCGTGCTTACGGGGAGGAATAGCCGCGCCCACGATTCTGGGTCCCGCTCGGCGTCGTACCACATGTCGCGGAAGTGATTTGGCCCGTTTGGCGTGCCCATGAATACCGCCCACCCCCGGCGGTCCATAAGCGCCGGCAGAAGAATTTCCCGCCAGATGCTGAGGCGCATGTTGCCAAACTCGTCCAGCACAGCGCCATCAAGATAAAGCCCCCGGAATGAGTCCGGGTTATCCGCACCGTAGATCGTAATTCGCGGGCTGTTAGGAATTGCACGCAATTCCACCCAAAGTTCTGACTCGTTAATCTTGGGGTCGTACGGCGCTGCGAACTTTTTCAGGTATTCCCAGGCGATTTGCTTGCCCTGCTTGAGCAGCGGGGCGATATACGCATACCGGGGAGCTTCCCGTGGGTTGTAAAGCGCCTTGGATATGATGTCATTAATCGCGCTGACGGTCTTACCCGCACGGCGATGCGCCACCATCATAAACCAGCGGGATTTCCGCTGGTGTAGAGGCATGAAGTGCGGGCGCGGAGTGTACTTACTCACTTCCTCTTAGCCTTCGCGGCTCTCATGCGATCTGCTAGCTCCATCATAATCGCAAGTTCAGTCGCCATCGTAGAGTTGATGTGTGGTGGAGCCTCCCCATACCCTGGAGCCCCCACCGTGGAGCCCGCGCCCCACCCGGCTAGTTCGTTTGACGTGCTGCGATAGTCGCTTTTTGCTGCGGTCCACTTGGGGTCTAGCTTGGCGGCGAATTCTGCTCGTCGATTTTCGTTGTTGCGGCCAAGGCGCAACTTCTGCCAAGCATCGTTGAATTGGTCGCCCTTTTTGGGCATGAATCTGGATGAGTCCCTTGGATCAGTCAGATCTCGCGTGTCAAAGTGCTGATCAGTCAGTTGGCCATCCGCTGCGTGCGCAAGTTCGTGCGTCAGCGTCGCGTTGGCGAATATTGGGGGCATGCCCGCTTGGATGATAATCCGCCCGTTCGGCCCTATACGCTCGTTCTTGGGGGTGAACGCTGTGTCGCGCTCAAACACCCCGGAGGTGCCCTCCGCTAGATACCCTGTTCGAGTCTCTGGCAGCTTGTCCCTATTGCGTAGGAACGAGATAAGCTGTCTCTGCATAGTTAGATCACTCACGCTTAGCCTCCTCGGGGAGAATTTCCACTTGCGGTGCGTCAAACCCTGGGTGATGGTCCAGCGCAGATGGGGGCAGCGCATGTACGATGACACGCTGAGTGCTCTCGACAAACTGATGGCTCTGTGCTGGCAGCAGCTTGGAGTACAGCTGGAAGAACTTCTCAGGGTTAGCGTTGGCCCAGAGAGCTAGACGCGTTGTACCCCCGATAATCTGGAACGCGTCCTGAAAAGCATGTACGACATCCGTACGGTTGAAGCCGTCCCTGTCACGCCTGAGGCGGGGGAGCTTCTCCTGCTGCTCTAGCACTTCGATGGGCTCGGTCATGCGCGGCAGTGTACCGGGTAGCTTGGTACTTGGCAATCAGTATTCAGACTGCTTTGAAAAATGCGTGGGAAACTCAGTGTTTTGAATAAATTGAAAAATGCGTGGAGGGGCGGGGTAAATGTTTGCGTTCGTGTGGGGGTTCACCCTCCCCGGGGTCGTCGTCGTCGTCGTCGCCGGCTGCGCCGTCGTCGGTACCACGGTCATCGGCAGTTGGCAATAGGTGCTTACCCTTGTTGTGTCGGCGCAACACGCTGGCCGTAAAAAAAGCCCGCTTGCTGCGGGCTTTGTGTGCTTTGTGTGCTAGGGCTTACACGGCTAGCAGGTAGCCACGGCGCACCGCGTAGCCCAAAAAGTGCCCAGGGGCACCCGTGGCCGTGGTGGCTGTAGGGCCGTGCATGGCAGCGGCACCCGTTGCGCCTTGCAGCAGCGCCGCCGTGCTAGCTGGGCCCTTGGCGCAGGCTGCTACCACGTTTGCCCACCAATGCGCGTTGTGTGCTGCGCCAGTGCGGTACACCTTTGCGGGGTTAAGGCGCAGGGCCACGGGCAAGCCGCGCAGGTTAACAACAGGCGCAGCGGGGGCCACCACGGGGGCTACAACAGGCGCGGCAGGGGTAGGCATGGGGCTGGCAGCCTGCACGGGTGCGGCAGCCTTAGCGGCGCGCTTGGTGGTGTTGG